GTAATAGAAGACCATCCACCTACTTTTTCAGGAAATCCATAACGAAATCTTACAAAATCTCCGTCTACATATTGCCCTTCAGCAGCGGTATCTGTAATTTGCTTGTTAAATCCTGGTCTTATATTAATTAAATTTAAAGCCATAAAAGCATTATACCTTAATTTAATTAAAGGTTATAGACTATCTCTAAAATATCCTTAAAATGTATTATTTAGGTATAAACATTTGTAAACTTAATCTTACTGGAGCGTCAAATGTGGTCATTGAGGTTCCATGTTTCAAGTTATTTGTATTTATTATACATTTGTTAAATTTAGGTACAATAGCTTTTATTTCATCTTTATCTTCATATAAAAACAACCCTCCAAAATCTCTTTCCCATGATTTGTTTAAATATATTGTAGAAGCTATTTCATTTTTTCCATCATCATGAAAAGGTATATAACTTAATTTTGGCCATACATATAAACTAAAATAAAAAGATGAATCCAATCCTATACCTAAACTTTTATATTTTTTTATTAACTCTTTAATAAAAGGTAGTTGATTATCTAAAGTTAATATGTGAACTGTATTGGAGTCTTTAATTACAGACGTATCCCATTTTAAACTATTAGACCATATGTTTTTATCTGCACTATCCGCTGCAAATCGAAACAGTTCTTTAAGGGTATTCTCTTCACAAAAATTGTGGATTACTTTAAGCATTTAAAATTTATTAAACAATATCTCTACAAAAAATTGATTTTCTTTTATAGGTGTGTTGTGGGTTACTTTTACATTATTATCAAATAATACAGCTCTGTTTGAGGTATTAGGAATTTTATCCATATTATTTATTTCTATAGAGCCCTCAGAAGAATTTAAATAGTGAATTAAACATAAAAAGTTATCCTTAATATTATTGTCTATCTTTACCCTATTTGTTTCTTGACCTTTTAAAAAAAAATAACAACTAGCGTTTAATATTTTGTTTTTAATTTTTTTTGTAAAAGGATCTAGCAAATAACAAAAGTTACTAATCATTTCACTATTATAAATAAAAGTGTGTTTTAAAAATAGTTCGTTTTCTATAAACCAAGGAAAGTTTTTTTGTTTTAATGTTTCTTTTAAAGAAACATTTTGTTTATTATCTAAATAATTATTTTCGCATTTATATATCATTTTTTGTATCTATTTCATTTGATTCACTCATTTTTCTTTTTACGTCTTCATCAAAATTATTTTGAAAATCTACTAAAATTTTCATTAAATTGTTTCCAAAATATTTTAAAGCTGTAGGTGTAAAAATAATCTTCCCTCTTATAAATAAAGTAATTCTTTCTTTAAAAGAAAATTTTAAATCACAAGAACCATCTTTATATTGTATAAATTTCATTTTTTTCCCCAAGATTTAAAGGGTCCATTCTTATCCACATAATGAAGAAAACATTGAGAAGTAAAATCTCCTTTAAATTTTTTTCTATGGTGCGTTAATTCTTTTCCTAAATATATTATAGCATCTCCAGGTTTCGTTTCGATAGCTGTTTCTTCCATATAAATTGGCCAACTAGGCCCAAGACTATCTATATGAATGCTAACACTAATTTCACAATCCTCTATATCCTTATGAGGTAATAGTTCGCTAAGAAACGTATACATTCTCCAAAAAGAATGTGTAGGTAGTAACTGTTTTCCAGTTAATTCTTCTATTAATTTTTTTTTATTAAAAAGTAAAGCTTCCATTAAAGGATCCATATTAAAACTACTTTCCATATTTACTTCTTTGCAAAAAAATGCTGAAGGACCGAAATTATCTCTGTGTCTTATTTTACAATAACTAGAAAATATAGTTAATAAATTTTTATCTAAAAAACCCTCAACTTTTTTAAATTTAAAATCTTTTCCTATGATGCCCATGATACTACGGAGTATTTAACTCCCTCCTCAACTGGTAAAACTTTATGGGGGTATAAAAAATTACTGGGAAACATAATTAACTTATTTTTTTGTATATTTACTTTAATAACTTCATTAGTAGGTAATTCAAAAATTAGTTCTCCTCCTTTATAGTCATCATTTATAAAATAAACATAGCTTAAAGTTCTAAGCATATTTTTTCCTGAATCTGTATGTGTTTTATAGAAACCTCCTTCAAGGTACTTTAAAATTTGTATATCTACAATTTCTGCAATAAAATTTGTATTTGTTATTTCACCATATTTTTTACTAGACTCCATTAGTGCTGTTGCTAAATAATTACACCAATGAATTACCGTCATACTATGGCTAGTATTAGATAAAGAAAAGGTCTCTGTTATTCTTACTTTATTATCAATATGATTTTCTTTTGTAACACCTGTATTTATTTCTGCTTTTTTAAATTGAAAAAAATTAAAATCTAATATTTCTCTAAGTTTTTGATTTTTACTGTTTGGTAAAAAATTTTCAATAGAAACTATATAATCTGATAATTTATTTTTTAATTCCATGAAACTTTATTCCAAAATTTATTTTTATATTTTTGTATAAATGTTAAATCATAAAAGAAATTTTTTTTAACGATTTGTTTTTCTTCTTTTATTTCCATATTCCAAGACTCTCTTTTATAAGGAATTACTTGAACATAAGGAGTACCTTTTTTTAAAAGGGTGTCCTGCACTGGATATTTATCACCATTTAATAAAATAGGAAAATTTATTGGTAGATTGTATGTATCTGTGTTTACTATGCCTGGAATTATAGAAAATCTATCATCGGTATTATTCATGGGAGGTAAAAACAAACAGGAATAACCTTTAGGTGTTACAATAGTCCAAGGATTTAAAATTTTGTAGGCAGGGAAATTATTATTTTTTTTCCCCATTGAAGACCCTTCAAATTGTTGAGTTGAATGTATCTCATTAAAATTTATTGTGTTTAAATTGCAACCATGGTTATTTGATACAGACGGAGTAAGAGTTGATAGATAATGATTTCCTTCTTTAAAATTATGTTTTAAGTAAAAATCTTGAGGACGACGTAAAAGATACCCGGTAGTTAAAGTATCTAAAAAAGGCATACAGCCTTTCACTGTAACAGTATCAGGCCCGTGGTTTAATTTTTTAAACCATTTTGGAATATTTAATTTTATAGGTTGTGGAAATTCTTCTTTTAAATCTAAATACTGTTTAGGAGCTTTGAAGCTTATTTTATTTTTAAACATAAAATTTATATATATATCTTTATATATAAATGTATACAGATATCTACGGTAATTGCAATAAACTTTTATAATTTATAGAATTATCTTCGCAATATTTTTCCCAACTTGTGTTTATCGGGTAAGTTACAGCTGATGTATCAAATGATTCTAAAAATGATATATAAGTATTCCAAAAATTTTGATCAACATGACCTTCTGCACCTTGACTTTCTGTAAATACTTTTATGTTTTTAATAAGTATTGAAATGTGCGTATCTAAAAAAGATTGATCAGGGAATACAATACCACTGTTTTCTGAAGATTTGACAGTATCTTCCCAAATATAGTTAGTTCCGTTGTGTCCAGCAATTTTTTTAGTTCCATTTTTTAAAAAATTAAATTCCTCTGTCGTTATAGTTTCTGATAACATTCCAGGATATTTTGCTTTATCTAAATCATTCTCAGCTATTCTACTAATTTGAGTTTTTTCTGAATCTGGATTATAAATAATATATGCCATTTTATATTTCCTATGTTAAAGAATTTTCAAAAAGATTAATTGAACCATTTGCACCACTGCCTCCTGGACTCCCTGGATAACCTGGAGCTCCACCAGGTCCACCGTTTCCGCCATCTCCATAAACTCCACTGTCATTTCCTATTACAAATCCTCTTGTAAGTAATGTACCCCCTGGTGCATTACCAGGTGTTCCACCTGATCCGCCATTTGCTGTAGCAAGACCTGTTATCACGGTTGCATTACCAGAACCGCCAGATCCACCACTACCAAATCCGCCAGATCCACCAGATCCACCGTTTCCAACGTTGTAAGCATATCCAGCGCCTCCAGTAACTGATCCACTAAAATACCCAAATCCACCTTTTCCACCGGAGTTACCGCTATTAATTTGTTTTCCTCCGTTACCGCCGGCTCCACCACCTGTTAAATAAGCAGTAAATACATTAGCAGAGGGATTTGCTGTATAAGTTCCGCTTCCAGAATTAAGCGCAAGTACCATATACATGTTAGGCGAGCCACCTGCTCCACTTGAAGCTGCAGTTAATCTTCCTTGTGCGTCTACTGTAATATCTGCAGTTGTATAAGATCCTGCACTTACAGCAGTGTTAGATAATTGATCTGGTCCTACTGCATCGTCTGCAATTTTTGCAGCTGTAACTTGATTGTCTGAAATTTTTGCAGTTGTAATTTGATTGTCTGAAATCTTAGCTGTAGTAACTTGATTGTCTGAAATTTTTGCAGTAGTAACTGCGTTGTCTGCTATTTGTGCAGTTGAAATTGTTCCTGTAATATCTGCAGCCGCGATAGATCCACCTAAAGTATCTAAAGATATTTCGTTTAAATTTGTACCATCTGAATATGCAGCGAAAATTTTTGCAGCATTTAAAGTAAAACCAGTTCCACTTACTGTTTTAATTGTTAAATTTGTTGGTGCTACTACTGCTGAACAATCGAAAATATAGAATTTTTCTATTCCATCTGGAATAGTTACAGTTGATGCAGATGTTAAAGTTCCTGTAAATTTAATAACCATGTTTCTTGCATTTGACAAAGTTGCGTCTGTCATAGCAAGAGTTACAGTTCCACCATCAGAAAGTGCTACTGCTTCATAACCTGCAACTGATTGTTGAATTAAATTTAAATTTGAATTTGTTTTATCTCCCCATGTACCAGCGTTTTCGCCAGTCACCATAAGTTCTAAACCGAGATCTGAATAACTTGATGCCATAAAATTTTAAGCTCCTGTTTTTATATATTACAATATTACTATAATTA